ACTCGTCGATGTCGCGCTTCTCCTTCGTCTCGATGCGGGCCATGGGCCGCGACATCACGCCGTACCTGAGCGCGTCGGCGGCGTGGTCCTCCTGCTTCGAGTCGATGTCGTCCGGGTCGTCGTCCTTGGCGACGAGGTTCGGCAGCGTGCGGATCAGGTTGGCGCAGTTCCGGAAGATGCGGAGCCCCGGCGTGCGGCCGGCGGGCCCCGAGCGGTCCATCAGGCGGCGGCGAATCTCCGTCCAGCCGGCTTTCCGCTCCTTGTCCGCGTCGAACCAGGAGATGCCCATCTCCATCATCGCCTCAACGGGCGTCGGACCCTCCGAGCCGTAGTTCTGCCGGCCCTGGTGGTCGATGTAGCCGTGCAGCTTCGAGGAGCCGCGGCCGTCCAGCCAGCCCCACTTCTCTTCCACCTCCAGCAGCTTCTTGCCGAAGATGGTGCCGGTCTGCCCCGGCGTGTACAGCTCCTCCAGCACCACCAGGTTCGAGTCGTTGTCGATGGCGACCCAGAGGCAGCAGGCGGGCGCGCGGCTGCCCCAGTCGGCGGCGCGGAACACCTCCCACGTCTTCGGCGGCTCGAAGGGGTCGCAGACGTGGATCTTCGGGTCGAACACGTCGCCGAAGAAGCTCCCGGGCGTCACGTCCCAGTCGCCGTCGAGGAAGGCGCGCCGGTAGTGCTCGGGCGCGGACATCAGCTCGGCCTCGTACTCGGGCGGCAGGTGCGGGTTGTCGCGCAGCGTGGCCGGGATGAACACGCGCTCGCGGGTGACGTCGCCCTGAGACGTCTTCATCGTCTCGGCGATGATCTTGTAGCCCTCGCGGTGCGGCTCGACGAACCGCTTTTTCACCCAGTCCGCATGCCGGCCCATGGGATTTGCGGTCAACCTGACCCGTAATAGCGGCTGCAGGAAGGGCTCGGAGCTGCGGACGCGGAGCTTGATGTACCGGTACTGGTCCTCGGGGATCTCCTCCACCTGGTCGAAGCCCAGCCACGAATATTCCTGGCCGAGGTACTTCTGGTGGTCCTGTGGACCTTCGAGGTGCCCGAACTCGAAGGCGTAGCCGCACGGGAACGTGAAGCTGTGGTCCTGCTCGCGCCACTTCACGCCCCGGTCGATGAGCGGGAACAGGTAGTGCGCGCGGTTGATGAGGTCGCGAAGGCGCCCGAAGTCCTTGCGGATGAGCAGGGCGTGGCCCCGCGTGCGCAGCCCCGTCGCCTGCATGCGCGAGGTGGCCGCCTGCAGCTGCGGGAGGAAGTCCATCAGCAGGAAGTCCGTCTTGCCACCGCCCGCGGCGCCGCCGTACATCATCTCGAACACCGGGCAGGCCAGCGCCACGGCCTGCTTCGGCGTGGGCGTCCACACGGCGTCGATCACTTTTTCGGCTCCACGACCTTGGCGTCGATGACCTTCGAGGGCAGCTGCCGCACCTGCTTCACCTGCTCCAGCCATGCGTCAGCGGTGGGGGCCTGTCCCACGATGACCACGTTCAGGTTGTTCGTGGTGGTCACCTCGCGCGCCGCCTCTGTCCGCGCCGTGTCCGCCGCGATGGCAGCGGCCATGTGCAGATACATGGGCGCGTTCGCCTTCGACAGTTTTGCCGCGGCCTTCACCTCGCCGGGGTTCGCCGCGGCGTCCTCGATGGCCATGGCCATCACGCGCAGAGCGTTGCCGCGCAGTCGCTCCAGCTTCCGCTGCACGCGCGCCACCCGCTCGGCTGGCGACATCAGCGGGCCGCCTTCAGGCCGCGCGCGATCATCCGCTGCGCCGCCAGCTCGAACACGTCCTTCTCCAGGTACACCGGGACCCCCGCGTTTGCTGGGGACGGGTGGTTCTTCAGCTTCCCTTGCTGCACCAGGTAGCGCAGCTGCCGCCGCGAGATGCCCAGCGCCTTCGCCGCATCCGCCGCGTACATGGTCCCCGCCGCGCGCCGCTGCTTGCCCGCCCAGGACATTGCCCGCTCCTGCTCGGCGTTCTGGTGCAGGTACCCGCCGCCGAAGTCCCAGGTCACCGCATCGCCTCCGTCTCCAGCGGCGCGTCCAGCATCTCCGCGATGGTCGGCTCACCGCTCGACCGCGCGTGCACCCCGCGCATCAGCCGCACCACCCCGAACCGCAGCCGGCCCCCAGGCCCCGACACGAACTCGACGTGGAACTCATGCACGCCCCCGCACTCCACGCACCCCCACAGGTGCCCCTCGCAGAGCTTCGGGATGATGAGAATGTTCGGGCACCCCGGCATGAGGCACCGCTGCGCGTACTGCCGCCCGAAGCACGTCGGGTCGAAGTACCGCTTATTTGGCAGCTCTTCACCCGGCATGGGGCACCCTGAGTCGATTGGACCTGAGGGAGGAAATTTCGTAGCCGCAGGTATATCTCCGCAAACACCCCCCCTGCCCTTTTGGGGTCCGGGCGTGCGGCCACCCACTGCCCTGTCGCCGCTCCCGCTGGTCGCTCGCCCGCGCACGCACGCCCACGTCGCCACGCCGGCGCAGCCAACGCACGCAAGGCCACGCCCACGCGCAGGCGAGAGGCGCCGCTAACGACTCGGCAATCGAGCCCATCGACTCAAAGGTATCGCCACCCAGAATCCCCGCCACTGTTCGCCGGGTTTCCGGTCAGCCTGACCACTATTCCGCCCATCGCCTATTACTGGTCAACCTGACCAGTAATACAGGCCAACGTGACCAGTAATTACGCAGTGCGACGAGAGCGGAGGGCACACCAGTAGCTGAATCCCGGAGCCGGAGGGAGTACCATTCTGGGCCCCTACCCGGGCATCGTTCGGGGCCTCCGTTGCCGCTTCCGGGGTCTTCGTCTTCGCCTCGTAGCGGATTGCAGTCGGCGGCTTCGCTCGCCTCCCGGGACTCTACTGGTCATAGGCGGCTTCGCCTACGTCGGGGGTCCGTCAGGCCTTCGGACTCACCTACGGTTCGCCTGCACTTGGCTCCGCTGCCGCTCCGATAGGAGCTGATTCTATCACACGCTGTCAAGTCGATTGTCAAGTGGGTAGAACCACTGAATCGTAACGCTGGGCGTTGCGCTCACGCGCGCGCACGTTGGGTGCGGGTGACCCGGTATTACTGGTCAACGTGACCGGGAATTGCCGGTGCGTGAGTCGATTTTGCTTGCGTCGTTCGAGTCGATTCGGCTATCAATGGATTCATGACGACAGCGAACCTGACCTGCAAGAAGTGCGAGGGCCGAGGCTTCATCACCGGCATGGCCGGATGCTCTGGCTACGGCGACCCCGAGGAGGTAGATGTCACCGAGGAGTGCGACTGCTTCGCTGGCACGCTCCGGTGCGGCGTCTGCGGTCGCGAGGAGGCGGTGGTCATCGTGGCGGACGGGACGGCCGAGGGGATGCCGGTGGGGGAGCGGTGCAAGCGGGAAGAGGGCTGGGTGGCCCTGGCGCTGCTGTCGGACGCGGCGGGGAAGATGGCGCGTGGCGAGCGCGAGCAGAAGGGAGCGGCGTGATGAGCGATTCGTTCAGCGACGTGTGGGACCGGCGCACGATCGGCGGCCCGTCGGTCGAGTTCAAGATCGACGGGCGCCACAAGGTCATGAAGCTGGACGAGGCCAAGCGGTTCGTCGCGGCACTGACCACCGCAATCGAGGTCGCCGAAGAAGCCGTCGAACTGCAGGCGAAGAAAGGAGCGGCGTGATGGCGACGCTGCGATTCGAGGAAATCAACGGGGCGCCCGGGGCGGCATCGGTCCCGTATCTGGTTAGCGAGGACGCCTGTTCGTATGGTTCGGCCAGGGAGTTCCAACGGGCGATGGTCCGTCGCGTCCGCGCCGCCGGGGCCGACCCGCGCACGCGGTTCCGGCTGGTCGAGGGCGGGATCGAGTACCACCCGCGCCGAATCGTTGCCGGCGGCGAGGAGTGCACCGTGATTCACCGGGTCACGGTCCTGGAAGAGCGAGGTGCCGCGTGACCACCTACCGCAGCGTCGCCGCCTCGCTCGCCCATGACAAGGCCAGCGCGTCGCCCGCCTGCCCCGCCTGCGGCTACATCCAGCGCCCCGGTGAGGATTGGGGGCACCTTGATGGCGCTACCGGCCCCGGTGCCGAGTGCGAGCACCTGAACGGCGAGCGTGAGTGCGTGTCCTGCTCGAGCAGGTGGTACCGCGTCGGGTTCCAGTCGACTCACGATTACGAGCTGGTGGGTGACCCGCCTCGATGGCGTGGTGGTCCGGCGAAAGAGACCTGCCCCGAGTGCGGTGAGGCTATCGCGGCTGAGGCTACGGCAGAACGAGCCCCGCGTAGCTCCACGTCCCGCTGACCGAAAGGTCGCCCGCCGTGGCGTTGCGGAGCTGCATCACCAGCGTGCCGGCGCTGGGCACGAACGCGTAATCAAGCTGCAGCCCAGCGGGGATCGTGGCGGGAGGCGTGACGCTGATCCACATCCCCGGTAGCAGGTTGTCCACGCCGCTGTCTGGGCCGCCTACGCTGATGTCCGTGAACGTCACCGTGCGCACCGTGGCCGCTGGGATGGTGTCCGCGTACGTGAACTGCCCAGCGCGGAACTTCTGGAGCTGCCGCCAGGTGGCGCGGCCAAAGCGGAATAGCTCGATGGGGTCGGGCTTGTTCTCGCCCGGGAACGGCGCGGGGAACGTGAGCGGCATCCGCCGATCCTATCGCGGATGCGGTCGTTCAGGCGCCCGAACATTTGACGGATATCCAGATGGGGCGACGCTTGGTTGAGTGGCCGACGGCAACGGCAGCGATAACCGATGGTGGCACGCGCTCGCGTTCAGCCTCGCCGCGTCCGCTGGCACGTTCATCGCCTCGCACTGGGGTGGCGTCACGCGCGACGACCTCAGCGAGCAGATGCGCAAGAACAAGGCCGAAATCGTCGAGGAGTTCGCGAAGAAGGTGAACGCGCTCGACGGCCAGCGCGCGAAAGACGTCGATGACCTGCGGCGGTACATCGACGCCAAAACGACCCCCGCCGCTCCGGTGAAGAAGAAGCGGAAAACAGAGGAGCGACGTGAGCAATGAAAGCAGCAACGGCTCGGGCGCACGCGTGGGGCAGGCCGGTGGAGGGATCGATCGTCACGGCCTCGTCAATGTCGGCCTTGAAATCCTCGCCCTGGGGAGCACTCTCGCGGAGACTGGCCGCCTCGCGAGCGTCGCTCGTGCGGATCAACTCCCGGCTGAACTCGTCGCCATCGCCGGTGTCGCCGACGGAATCGCCGACACCCTGACGGAGCTGTCCTCGAAGCTGCGCGAGGAAGCCCAGAAGCTGCTGCATGCCCGATGACGTCAACATGGAGTTCACCGAGGAGCCCACGCCCGTGCACCGGGTGTGCCTCGACTGCGCCGGTGAGTCGAAAGTGCTGGACGACGACGTGCAGCCTCCCGCGTCTCCCGTCGAGGCGTGGGCGATGATGACGTGCCGAGGGACCGCCGACACGACGTTGTGGCGCTGGTGCCGGACGTTTGGCGAGATGGCCATGCCACGCCAGGGGCTGCGCGTGAGCTTCGACCGAAGGAAGGTG